TAATAGCCCTCTTGCGTATAGCTTCGACCTCCTTGCGGTTCATTGCGGAAACTCCGCCATCGGATACAATGCCTCTTGCGGCACGAAAAAGGCCGGACGGCCCGTGTCGGTGCGCCAGTGCTTCAGACTCTTGCCCTCGAACCCCTGTGTCCAGCCCCGTATTTCGTATTCGGGGGCTAACCCGGTAACCAGCAAGAAAATATCCTCATTCAGATCCGTTTTATGGAGGATGAGGCACCCATCGGGGTAGTGGGTGGTGCGTACCTGATGCTTGCCCACGTCCTTGGCCTTGAAGTCCCCCAAGCTGCCGGACCAGTAGATGCCCAACGCCTTCGCCACCGCCGCCTCGCCACATGCCCCCTCTATACTGAGCGACCAACCGACTGAAGCATCGGCCCCATGGCGATGGGTGCGCCCATCGCGCAGGTTGGTGCATTGCCGCATACACCCCACATTCGCCGCCTGATACAGTTCAGAGGGGGTCAGATGCACCTTCATCGGATGATCATCCTCCCCCGCGTAGTCATATCGCGGGCCAGGGGTCCGTAGTCAGGATGGGTGAGGAGGTTTTCCAGTTCGACGCGTTCGAGGTGCCGGTCATGGGCACCCACCGTCCCATGATCGGTGGTGTTGACGAGCGACAGAGGGTAGTCATGCTGCTGGAAATGCAGCAGACCGTCGAATTCGGGCAGTGCCATCCATACACTCGCCTTGACCACCGGATTCGGGCTGGCAACGAAGGGGTATCTGGGCTTGCTTTCGACGCGGATGATCTGCTCCGGTATCGCCTCGCCAAAGCTATCGTTGCCCCGCACCAAGTAGAAGGCACCGATCTCCACCTGTCCGGTCCGTTCGGGTCCAAAACGAGCCACCTGTATTGCCGCCGTCATTGCGCGTCCTTTATCCTTGTGCCCAGCCAGTAGGCGATCTGCGGTACGATGGCATTGCCTATTCCTCTAAGACGGTCCACTCGCTTGGATACCCCATGAGCCACTCTACCCACGTCGGGTTCAGCGACCCACCCTGAGTGGTGCCATCTGGTTCGCTCGTAAACACCCGCATCGGCAGTCGATCCGTCCGGTCCCGATGCGACCCGTCCGGGTTCGTCGCTGTAGGAGACATCCCCGGTGTGTCCTTCCAATCGCGGGCCGATGGCGTAGGCCATTGCGCTTGCTCCGCCTTCGCCACCTTGACCCGCAGCGACTCCTTCGTGCCGGTATGATCCGTTTCCATTTCCCAATCCGTCACCGTCCCGTGCTTCGCCTCTTGCGCCAGCGGGGTAGGCCACTGCACCGCCTGTTCCAGCCCCCGTTGCATGATCTGTCCCGTCTGCTTGTTGTAGAAGCGTTGATGGAAGTGCGCCGGTGGGTTGCCGTCCTTGTCCACTACCTCTACGTACTTCCACCCCGCATTCTGAGCCGCAGGGGTAGGCCACAATCCAGAGGCGTTGGCGGAGGTGGGGTGCGCCGACATCGTTAGCGGATATAACACCCCATTCCGCATCATACCCGATTTCGGAAAGCGATCCGAGAACTCGATCGAATCCCCGAATAAAGAGGTTTGGGACGTTCTCCACGATGACGTATGGGGGTCGTAACTCGCCCACGATGCGCCGCATGTCCCACCAAAGACTCGAGCGTTCACCATCTAAGCCCGCCTGTCTGCCCGCAAGACTGATGTCCTGACAGGGAAAGCCGCCGCAGATCACATCGACGGGTTCGAGGTTGGAAAGGCCGCAGTCGCGCACATCCGTGAAACGCGCCACATCGGGCCAATGCTTCGCCAGCACCTTGCGGCACCATTCGTCCTGCTCTACCTGCCAAGCGATGTCGTAACCCGCCCAGGCAAGACCAAGGTCGAAACCGCCGATACCGGCGAACAGGGAACCGACCCTCATACAAGGAGCCCCTCCATCCGATTGCTCAACCCCTCCGCCTCGCCCCGCGCCACCAGCCCATCGTAGAGCTCCATATCGATATAACTCTCCAGCCCCGTAGTCCAGCGGTTCTCCCAGATGCGGAGGTACTCCGATGCGCGGCCCTTGAGTGCGGGGTCCGACTTGGCCTGTTCCAGAAACTGCGGGGTATGCCAAGGCATACGGGCCTCATGGTCCCAGTAGACGCACGTCTTATCCTTTATATAGAGGGGCAGGTTCTCCATATGGCGGACCCGCTCGCCCTTGGGCTCGCCGTTCTCGTCCGGCTGGACGATCTCTTCGTAGATGTTCCACAAGAGTTCACTCTCGCCATACCACCCCGCATAGGTCACGATGAAGCGGATCGACTCGGTCAAGCCGCCCACCCCACGGGGCAGGGGCTGCATTTCCGTCCATAGCTTCCACGCATTCTCATGGCGATACCCCCATAACTCATCCCATACCGTCAACGACTGCATACCGCCCGCCTCGCCATACGGATCACAAGGAATAGCGAGGATACGCGCCCCGTTGGCTAAATGGATCTGCGTGTTGCCGTCCCTATCCCGCTTCGCCACCACCTTGCGGTAGTCATCCGCGATCTCCTCGTTATAGCGGTCCTCGTTTTCCTTGCGAAGCGTCTTGAGCGACCCCACCACGCGGGTAAAGGCCCGCTCCTGGGCTTGCGCGAGGTCATTAGCGATAGAGTAGCAGTCCCCCCCGTAGCACTTGGCCCACGCATACATCACCGCACCGGCCACCTCCGTCTTACCGCTTTTCTTGGGACAGGAATACACGAAGGTGTTGTATCTGAGCCGCCCGTTGATGGGCGTGAACCAATGGTTGAGGATCTTGCGCTGGTGATCCTCCAGGGCCAAGGGCTTGCCCGTCTCCGGCACCAAGTACTCCTCCTCGATGATCTGCACCATCGTGCAGTCCTGTACCTTGGTGGACGGTCCCTTCTTGTAATGCTTTCTTAAAGACTTATTGTCGCGGAAGACGCCGCGATGCTTGAACTCATCCCCCCGCTTGACCAGCCTCGTCTTCTTCTTCTTCACCTTGGCCTTGACCTCAACCACCATAAAGTTCCTCCAGCTGACCGGCGAGCTCATCCCCGTAGAGCACCTCGTCCGTCATTATTTCGGGGTCCACATCCAACGCATCGTGGTAGACACTGCCCTCGCGCAACCATGCCTCCGGGTCATACCCCTCGATGATGCGCTTGCACCGCGCATACAGACTCCCCCGCCCCACCACATCGCGGCACTTGCCCAGATTACGCATCAACCGACCCTGCGGATTACGAAGACCAATGCGATGAATGAACCGCGCATCGTCCAACGCCTGGATAAGCACCGCCGCCGCCAACCGCTTCATCGGCTCGGCACTTCGCATACCGTCTGCACTAGTACGTAACGACAAGACACATCCCTCCCATTTAAAGAAAATGCCCCTAGTGGTACAGCGGGCTGGAATGGGCCATGGTGGGAGAGTGGTTAAATAAAATTGAGTTATTTATATAAAGACTCGGCGGGCGCCGATGCCTCAAGGCGCGAAGCGCACCACATTGCTGTGCGCCCGTCCATGCCGTGGTTTTTATGATGCGGGCCTCGGCACCTTTGGCGAAGCGCAAGCCCGTGGTAGGGGAGGTAGGGTGGGGGGGGTACCGCGAAACCGCGACTGCTCCGATCATAGGCATCCTCAAACCCCCTTGTCAATAGGTTTTTTTGGCCGTAAAATGAGAGCATTTGTAACTCGCTGCACCACAACACCCTACAGGGACCACCTGACACATCACATCATGGGCAAATTGGAGAAATACGCGATGACCTCCGTTGCTCGAACGTGCAGTTGGGCCAATCGAGGGGGACCGGTGGCTACTGCCAATAGGGCGATCTGGGCCGTGGTGGCTACTGGCGATTCCGAAAATGGGGCCCCGTATTCGAGCGCAAGCCGGCGGCCAGCGGGACGCGGGGGGCGGACGGGGGGTGGAAACGACCACCCCCACCCCCACCCACCACCACCCGCCAGAGTGAGATCGAGCGCAAAGTATTGCATTCCAGGCAGTTACACCCGTCACATAATTTACTTCCCTAGGTATTGATAAGTCCCGTTATCACTACCCATCCCCACCCAATCGCATGGGAACTTGCGCACCCACGCACCCCCGCGTGGTGGGAAGAAAGAAAACAATTGACGGCTCCGCTAAAAAGAGTATATCGCCCACCACTCCCGCGTCCGTCCGCGTCCCGCCGTGTCCCCCGCAATAGCTTGCGCTTGCTGGACGTTAGGAGTCCCCCGTGTCCCCCGC